CACCCTAACGTAGTGGCTAAATTGAAGAAAACAAAGGTTGACGCTGGCTCTGGCCGTTTCTTGGTGGAAGGTCTTTTAGATCCTATCAAAACAGCTAACGGATACAACGTACACAGCACTACTTTAAGCAAAAAAGTAACCGGCTCTCCCGATACTTACGGCTTGTTGTTTGGTAATTTCTCTGATGTGCAAATTGGATTCTGGGGTGGTGCTTCTCTTTTGGTTGATCCTTATACCGAAATGCTATCATCTACTGTGCGTATATACGTTGAGCGCTTTATGGATGTCGCTATTTTGCGCGCGAAGAGCTTCGTTATCGCTGATGATGTGACTATTTAAGCAATGGCAATTAGCATTTCTTTCACGCCAAAAGCGATCAACTTAACCGAGCTAAAGGCATTCTGCCGTGTAGACACTTCTACCGATGATGCCCTATTGACAATGCTATATAGCGCGGCAATGGATGAGGCTTTGAGTTATTCGCACGTGGCGCTTGGAAATGCGACAATTTCAATAGTGACTGAATGGGTAAGCTCTTATGAGCTTCCCGTTTGGCCTATTGGTGCGATTTCGCTTGTAGAGGTTGACGATGTAGCGGACACAGCGTACGAGGTGCTTAACGGCATCGTTTGTCCTTCCGTTATTGGAGAAAAATTAGAAATTACCTACGCCGCTGGCTTCGGCACAAGCGTGCCTATGGATGCTATACACGCGGTGTACCAGCGTGTTAAATTTGGGTATGATTATGGCGATGACCTTCCAAGCGATCGCCTACGCTTTTTTGACCGTGTTTTATTCCGTTATAAGCGCAATTTTGCCTAATGCTGGACAGACGCATAGAGCTATTCGCGCCGGTCGTAACGCAAAACGATAGCGGCCAAGTGGTGCGAACATTCGCATCGCAAGGATCTTGTTATGCGGAGTTGATGGTGCTTGAGAATAGCGGGGCGGAGGCTTTTGTATCCGATCAGATGCAATCCAGCGCTGTGGTTTTTTGGCGTGTACGTTACCGTACAGACATTAAGGGATCTTGGGAATTTACACACAGTACAGATACCTACGAGGTCGTTTCAGCACTACCAGAAGGGCGTAAGCGTTACACTATTATTAAAGCCAAAGTCAAAGACAATGGCTAAACAAAAAGGCATACAAGGCTTTGACCAGCTACGCTTAAAGCTTCGTAACGCACCGGAAAAGATGCGCTTGCGCGAGCTTTATAGTGAGCTTCGCGCGGAGGCTACACCGGTACGCGATGCCGCCAGGCAAGAGGCTTACGCAGAGCCGAAAGGAAAGGTAACAAAGGATTTGTGGAAAAGCATAAAGATAACACGCGCACGCGTGCGTAACTGGAGGGATATGATAGGTGTTTGGATAGGCCCAACGCGTGTAAGTAACCGTAGCGGTGATGCACAAGCGTACCCATTTATGCAGCTCTATGGCTCAACGGCACGTAACTACGAGGCAAAGGATTATATGGGCAAAGCTTGGGAGCGTCTGGGTAGTAATACCAGAATGAAGATTGATCGGCTGGGTAAATCACGCTTTAGACAACGCTTAAGAGCTGCTTTGCAATGAACTACTTAAAGGTAATAAAAGACGCTTTAGTAGGCGGCACAGCGCTACCGTGCTACGCCTACAATGCACCGCAAGGCACTACGGCTAACCACGTGGTGTACCAGCTTGATGCTTTAGATCCAGCCGAAACAAAAGACGGATTCAAACTTCAACGTGTTGACGCTCAAGCATATATATACCATACAAGCGCAGACACAGCGCAAACGGTACTGGCGAGCCTTCGCACTTATTTAGCGGCCAATGGCAACGCCGCGTACTTGCAAGCGTGGGTTACCAACGCTCAATTTCTTTTCAACCAAGACCAAGAAAACCTTATCTTGGCAATAGATATTTCATTCAACCTTAAAAATAATTAATATGGCAACTATTTCCGGATCAGAATTTAGAGTACTTTTATCTACCGATGGTGGCACTACCTATAAAGGGTTTGCAACCGAAACTGAATGCTCGTTTGAGCTTAACGCTGAAACGCGCGAAACAACGTCTAAAGACGATGCTTCCTGGCGTACCTACGTCACCAGCGCCAAGAATTGGACTGCTTCCGGCTCTTCCAATTTCAGCGATGACGATTCCGCCAAGTGGAACGCAGACGACTTGTATAACGTAGTAGGTGCTTCGGTGCTTATCAAATTAGTGCCTTGCGCAGCTGGGTCAGTTACCCCAGTGACTGGTGAAAGCCAGTTAGCCGGTAGCGCTATTTTGTCGCAGTTTAGCGCAGCCTTCCCGGACAAGGACAACGCGACATACAACTTCAGTTTGCAAGGCACGGGTGAGCTTGTTAAATCAACTATCTGATGAAATTTACTTTAGGCGCAGCACTTCTCTTTGAGGAAATTTCGGGCAAAGGCGTAAAAAGCCTTGGCGAAGAGATGGGCCTTTCCGATATGGTGAAGCTCATCTACGCCCAACAATATTGGGACAAAGCGGATAAGCCAAGCCTTGAGGACTTCATCAAAGAAATCGGCGGCAAAGAAATAAATGATCTTGCCGCGATGTTAGACAGCCCTTTTTCCCAGCCGGAGGCTCAATAGAAATATTGGGCCAACTGGTGGGCCTTGCCAAGATGTCAAAGACCGATGCCTTAAGCTGTACCGGTAAAGAGGTTGAGGCTATCCTAAAGGCTTACCAGCAAGGCGAAAGGTGGGAATGGGAACGCGTGAGGTGGGTAGCCACTACGATAATAAACTACTCTGGGAAACTGAAGCGACCGCTACGGCCTTCAGAGCTGTTTAAGTTTGATGACGAGAAAAAACAAAGCGGAATAAACGACCTGTTCAAAATAGCGAAAGACAATGGCTGATCAAATCATTTCACGGTTATTACTTGGCCTGGACACCAGGGAGTTTCGCAATGGCATCCAAAATTTAGACAGAGAGCTAAAAGGTTTCAGCGCGAATTTATCCAACTTGGGCGGTATGATTGGCGCTACTTTTGCCGTTGGTGTTTTGCAATCATTTGCCGCAGAAGCTCTAAAGTTAGGGGATCAACTGACGGCCGCACAACAAGGATTTAAGCGCTTCGGCGATGCTGCTGATTTGGAAGCATTGCGCGAAGCAACTAAAGGAACGGTGAGCGATGTAAAGCTACTGCAAGGCGCTATCCAAGCTGGTAACTTTGGGATACCAGTACAAGAGCTTGGCCAACTTTTTGAGTTTGCACGAAGGAGGGCAAAAGAAACCGGGCAAGAGGTGGACTACTTGGTAAACTCCATCGTTACCGGTATAGGCCGTAAATCACCCTTGATCCTGGATAACCTTGGGATCAGCGCCACGATGCTACGCGAGAAGCTACACGGAGTGAGCGTGGAGGCTGCAAGCATAGCTGACATTACTAAAGCAGTAGCCGCCATAGCATCAGAACAGCTGGGTAATATGGGCGCGGATGCCGAAAATGCGACCGAGAAAATGGCGAGGTTTAATGCGTCTTGGGAAAATTTCACAGCGATATTTGGCCAAAGCCTTGGCCCTATGGCTTCAACTTCCCTTGATGCCGTAGCGAGAGTTCTTGATCATCTACAAAAAAAACAAGAGCTGCTTCTCTCTGTTTTTAGTGGATTCAAAAACGCCGCGCTTGGTGCATTTGGTATAAGCACCAGCGCGATGGATAGTCCAAGCGCGCCAATAAAGAAGGTAACAGAAGCAATTATAGAACTTACCGAAGCTCAAAAGAAAGCACTTGAAGACGCGGCGAAAAAAGCGCACGAGTACAAAATCGCCTTACTTGACCTTGCAGACGGAAGCCGTGATGCAAAGGCTGGTATCGCTGAATTTGTGAACGAACTTCACGAGGTAAATAAGTTCAGTTTTGACGAATGGGCCGGCGACAGTATAGAGGCTTTTGATGATTTAGAACGAGAAATTGAAGAACTGGGCGAAACAAATAAAGAGGTGTTTGTTGATATCGCAAAGCAATACAGAGAGCTAAACGATGTTATAAGCATAGTAGCCAGCACTATCGGTGATGTGCTAAACCAAGCCTTTACCGCAGCGCTCACCAACGGAGAAAACTTCTTTGAGGTGTTACTAAAAGGTCTTTCCGACCTTATCAAAAAACTGATCGCTACAGCCATTGCCGCAGCAGCGGTAGCAGCCGCTTTGATGGCCCTGGGCATTGCGCCGGCTGGCGCTTCCTTCGGTCAAGTATTTAAGGTGGTAGGCGGTCAGATGGGACTACCCGGTTTGGGAGGCTTGTCTTTTGGTGCTACTGGATCATCACCTTTGGATGGTGGCCGTAGCGTACTACGTGGCAATGATATTTTTATGTCCAACACCCGTACCGGGCAATCATTAGGGCGCATAGGTGGCTAAACTACTCACACACACGGCGAGCGATGCTACGCATAGCTTTGAGATTTGGGCCTTAAATCCGTCTTTTTCTCCAGCGCCTGGCTTTATGCCAGACGTGCTTACCGTGGCGGAGTGGGAGATCAACTACCAAGCACAAGACAGATACCTTCCGGGTATCGTTCCAAGCACGCTAAACCTCACGGTGCTATCCGATGACAGCGCCTTTATTTCTCCGCGTAACCTTCTCAATGATGTTACAAGTAGCTTTTATATAAAAATCATTGACGGTATAAACACGGTATGGGCTGGCTACATAATAGC